ACATCTACAACAATCCGGTGCAGGGCATCTACCATTACCAGGTCATCCGGCGCATGATGGACATCTGCGAGAAATACAATCTCGACTATGAGGTGGAAGAAATCTTCGCTGCCCAGAACAGGAACAAGACACAGCCGGGAGTGAGCATCCTCCCGCAGGTTGAACAGACACATGGCGAAAAAGCCGTGGAAGCCCATATCCTGCGCCGTATTTTCGCTACCATCCGGATCAAGGATTGGGAGACGGACGAACTGACCACGACATTGGGCATCGCCTACCACCAGGACGGCATACAGGCAGCCATAGGCCCCTGCGTGCTAATCTGTCATAACCAGTGTATCCTTTCATCCGAGCGAAGCGTCTGCAATTACGGCAAGAAGAAAGTCTCGACGGAAGAGGTGTTCGAAACCGTGGATGGTTGGCTGGCCAATTTCGAGGTGAACATGAACGAGGACATCGAACGCATACAACGGTTGAAACGCCGGATTATATCTATGGAGGAAATCTATATGTACATAGGTCTGCTGACCGCGTTGCGTGTCTCCCACGACAGTTCGGACAGGGACCTCTCATCCTCCGTGGAAACCTATCCACTGAACCAGGGACAGATTTCCATCTTCGCGGAAGAGGTGCTTAAACTGGCCATGAGCAAAGGACAGATTACCGCTTGGGAATTATACAATATAGCCACAGAGATATACAAGCCCGGAAAGACAGACTTCCCGGCCCTTATTCCACAGAACGGAGCCATGGCGGAACTCCTGCTTTCCCGTCTGCCGGAAGAGCTGGAAGTACAGGATGCCGTTCAGGTAAACTGACATGCAAGCTTCTCAAACCAAAGAAATAAGGGAGAACCTGACAGTGATAACAACTGAAAGGTTCTCCCTTTTTCAATTACTCTTCAAAAAGCAGCATGAATTCCACCTTCCTTCTCCGTTCGATGCTCGGAACCACTTTCCCTTTATAGCACCTGAAAGAGACATATTCCTTGTAAATATTACGGTCGCCCGACTCCAGTTTCTTCAACAGCCGGCTCTTCGGTCTTTTCCCATATCCTTTTAATCTGTAGGGTCCCACATTATATGAAAGGACTGCTGCCAACAAAGAATCACGTCCCAGATAACTGAACATGCGGCACAACTTACGGAGGTCTGCTCTCAGAATGGAATCGCCCTGTGCTTTTGTAATACCGTTGGTAAACCTCTCCCCGGGAAGAACTTTGTGACCCCACCCGACATAAGGCCAATGCTTTTTCTCTCCATGCCAACCCTCGAATCGCTTGACACACTCGACCGCAAGACTGAACTTGTCCGGACTTGCCTTTACCGGATTCTCCGCCCTTGAAGGCATACCTGAAAAAAAGACCGCAGCGGAAAGCACCGCAAACCATATTGCTTTTAACTTCATCATAGGCAGGACCGGCTTAGTGTCTGACTGTTGTGACCGGCAATTCCTTACTATCCGCAGTCACGACGGAATCCTCGTCCTCCGTCTCGTTGTTGAAGTCAAAAGTCAATTGGCAAAGCTGTGCCGGTTCGCTATTGTCCTCGAAATAGATGTCTATCGTCTGCTGGTCCTCGCTTTCAGAAGTGTAGTATAGCCTGAACACCTCCCTGTCAAGGGGATAGCGGTCATTGGGCAGCAGCACCATCCCGTCATCCATACGGAGCGTACCCTTGTCGTCCGGCTGGAAATATCGGATGGTGTAGCGGGCATCGGAAAACCGTCCCTCACGTTTGAGTTCACACCGTATTTCCACCGTCTCGCCTTTCACAATACGTGTGGGGACAGGCAGGGTCTCCACCTTGAACGGATAGGACTGCTGTACATCCACTTCATCATTGCAGGCGGACAACAGACAAGCCACCAGACCCAGGAACAGGATTGCCGTCATTCCGACCAATCCTCTTTTTTTATTCAATGCATTCATATTCAATCAGATTTTAAAACGTTATACTTAATTCTATTTTTACAGAAACTTGTTTTGCAGGTATTCGTTCAGATCCTTGTATCCTTTGTACAAAGAGGAACAGTCCACTATTTTATCCGCGTAGCGTTTGCGGAGAGCCTCCAGCGTGCGCCGTCCGGCTTCGTCCCGGTCCAGGTAACAGTTGACTCTCTCATACCTGTCAAGAACGGGGAACGAGCGTTCCAGCAATGCCACCGAGTTCAGTACGAGATAGTCGTCGCCACATCCCAATTCGAGTTGCATCCACGAGAGGCAGTCGATAAACCCCTCGAAGAGATTGCAAGTATCCGAACCGTTGTCCATCAGCGAAATGTCTTTCGGGGAGAGACTGGCCTTAAAAAAGCGGTTGCGCACCTCGTATCCACCGCTGACATTCCTGAAACCGATGGCGAAATACCGCTTCCCGTGCAAGGTATACCTGATCTCCTTGCAGTTCGGCATAGCCACATCACCGCTAATGCCACGTTCCGCCAGATAACGGAGCAGGACTCTGTTGTGCAGCGGTCCGGACTGTACCTTCGTGAAACTTTCCTGCCTATGGGAATCCTCCCTGTCATTTTCCCCGGAGCGGAAAACGGTCTTGTGTTCGGGAGCAAGACCGCCCCATATCTCTGTTATGAACCTGGCCTGCGCCTTGAAATCCCCGCTGCCGATAAACTCCCCGGCAAGGGTGAATATGTCGCCTCCCTGTCCGGTGCCGAAGTCATGCCATATATCTTTACGGACATTCAGCTGGAACGAGGCGGTGCGCTCCTCCCGATACGGGGCCAGATACCAATATTCATCCCCCCGTCTTCTTGCCGGTTCATATCCCATCCGTGCCAGAAAAACGGCGATAGGAATGTCTCTTATCTCTTCTATAGTCAT